AGCCTCCGCAGCGCCCATGCAGCGGCTGATCAACGGCAAGCCCGGTCTTATTGTCAACCGGGAGTGCAAGCTGCTGAGAAAGTCTCTGGCCGGGGGCTATCACTTCAAGCGTATAGCGGTTGGTGCCGGACAGGAACGGTTCCGGGACGCGCCAAACAAAAACGAGCACTCACACATTGGCGATAGCTTTGGCTACCTGATGTTAGGTGGTGGTGAGTACAACCGGATGACCCGGACCCACCAGCTTGGCGGCAGACCCATGGGCCAGTCAAACGCAAACACGGAATTTGACGTATTTGCATAGGCATATCACTTTGATATACAAGGTTGCATTTAGTACAAAACCCAATAGAATCGTTTGCATATGATTGAAATTGATCTGGGTGTGATTCACCACTTCTCTTCTGGTTTGTATGCCAAACAGATGATGTTGCCTGCTGATCACTTTGCGGTGAGTCATGCTCACACCTATGACCACTTAAGCATATTGGCTAAGGGCCGTGTAACTGTTGAGATCCAAGGGGTTGAAACAGAATACACGGCACCAGCGTGCATAAATATCTTGGCAGGGAAACACCACAAGATAACTGCTCACGAAGATAGCGCTTGGTTCTGTATTCATGCAACTGATGAGACAGACATAAGCAAAATTGATGAAGTTTTAATTGGAGGTTAATCATGCCTATTTGGATCGCAAGTGCAATTTTTTTAGGTTCTGCTTATAACGCAAGTGAAGCTCGTAAATCACGAGAGCAAGCAGAAAGAGACCAGCAAACAGCTTTGTTGCAGCAATCATCTGACCAAGCAGCCATGCGTGCTGAGTTATCCCGGCAAACTGCTGAGTATGCAAAGCAAGGCGCATCACTTGAGCAGCAGGCCAACACTGCGCGTGAGCAGTTTCAAGCATCGCAAACCAACTACGCGGCCAACAAGCTGGAGATGGAAAGCAAAGCCAAGGAGGTGCAGGCTGCTGCAGACGAAGAGCGCAAGAAGGCTGCAGCTGCTGAAGCGTCTGCCTTAAAAGCTCGCACTCGCGGTGGCCGGAGATCACTTCTTTCTGCTGAACGTATGGATGCAGAGCTGGGCATGCCAATTGATCTTGGCAGCGGCGGGATGAGGATTCAATAATGGCTACGTTGCCACAATTTACGCAGCGCAAGATAGCGCGCCGTAGCACTTCTGATATTGGCCGATTGGCAGAGCAGTACAAAAGCAACATTGCTGGTATTACTGGTGACTACCAAAAATCTTTCCAGACGTACCAAGCTGGTGTGGCTGAAAAGATGCAGCCATACGAAGCACAGATTGCACAGTACAAAGATGTGGCAGTGCCAACGTATGAGTCACAGAAAGCAGCCTACCAAACCAAGCTGGACCAGTACAACAAAATTGTTGAAGGCATTAAAGCTGACCCAATCACTGTAAGTACAGCGTACAGAACCCAAAAGAAAACAAACTACCAAGGCTGGCTATTTGGTGAAACAGAGCAAATCCCATACGAGGTCTACACACCCAAAGTCATCCCTAGATTTGCAGAAGTTGCGCCAGTTGCACCAGACATTCCTGTCGCGCCTGACGTTGAGGGCTTTGATCAGACAGCGTTTGACGAAAAGCGCAAAGAAGCAGAGGGTAGCTTTAAGCGTGAAGTTGGTGAGCGCAAGTCTGCGCGTATTAGTGCGGTGTCTCGCAAGTCAGCTAGACCACTTTTATCAGGAGCAGCGTAATGAAAGAAGTTTGGGACAAGCCACGGCCTAAAGATTTGGGTAAGCCAAAAGAGCTCTCCTCACAAGAGAAGCGCAACGCGATGCGTCGCGCCGCCAAAGCAGGCAGACCCTATCCCAACCTGATCGACAACATGGCAGCAGCCAGAAAGAAGAAGTGATCATGGAATACGACAAGAACACACCCGGCGGTATGCGCCTGACACCAGAGCAGATCATGAAGCGTCAGGCTGCAGCTCAATCAAAGAAGGATGAGTTTCAGCAGCTGTACCAAGATGCCTACGAATTTGCTTTGCCACAGCGCCAGCTCTATGGCGTGTGGGAAGGTGGAGCTACTGGATCAAAAAAGATGCAACGTGTCTTTGACTCGACTGCTATCAATTCAACCCAGCGCTTTGCCAATCGGCTGCAGTCTGTAGTGTTCCCGCCCCAGCGTAAGTGGGCCAAGCTAGAGGCTGGATCAGACATCCCGGCAGATCGTAAGCAACAGGCGCAGGCCGTGCTTGAGGTCTACCAAGACAAGATGTTTACCATGCTGAACCAGTCTAATTTTGACATCGCCATGGGCGAGTTCTTGTTGGATCTGGCCGTGGGCACCGCCTGCATGATGGTTCAGCCCGGGGATGATATCCAGCCCCTTAACTTTATCCCTGTGCCACTGTTCTTGGTGAGCTACGAAGAGGGAGCCAACGGCCAAGTGGATAACGTGTACCGCCGCATGCGAATGAAGGGTGAGTCCATCCAGCGCCAGTGGCCAGATGCTGAAATTCCACAGGACATTCAGCGCCGGATTGAACAAAAGCCAACAGATGACATCGAGCTGCTTGAGGCCACCATCTATGACCACAAGCGCGGGGACTATTGCTACCACGTGATCGACAAAGTGACCAAGCAGGAGCTGGTTTACCGCCGCCGCAAGATGAGCCCTTGGGTTATTTCGCGCTATATGAAGGTGGCTGGTGAGATCTACGGCCGTGGCCCATTGATGACTGCTTTGCCAGACATTAAGACGCTGAACAAGACCATTGAGTTGATGCTAAAGAACGCATCTTTGGCTGTGGCTGGCGTATATACAGCTGCGGATGATGGCGTGCTTAACCCCAACACAGTAAAGATTGTGCCGGGTGCCATTATCCCAGTGGCTCGCAATGGTGGATCACAAGGCCCAGCCCTGTTGGCATTGCCACGGTCCGGTGACTTTAATGTCAGCCAGCTGATCATCAGTGACATGCGCGGCAACATTAAAAAGATCTTGTTGGATGAGTCTTTGCCGCCTGACAACATGAGCGCACGTTCTGCAACTGAAATTGTTGAGCGCATGAAAGAGCTGGCCCAGAACCTTGGTTCTGCCTTTGGCCGACTAATCAATGAGACCATGATCCCGATCACTTCCAAGATCCTTGAGGTGATGGATGAGCGCGGAATGATTGACATGCCACTGCGTGTCAACGGTTTAGAAGTCAAGGTTACCCCTGTGGCACCGTTGGCTATGGCGCAGAACATGGAAGAGGTTAACTCAATCATGCAGTTCATGCAACTTAGCCAGAACCTAGGCACCGATGGCCAGCTGGCGCTCAAGATGGACGTTATGGTGGACTATCTGGCCGACAAGCTGGGTGTGCCTGCCTCGGTCCGTAACACAGCCCCAGAGCGTGCAGTACTTATGGAAGAGATGCGTAACGAACAACAGAAACAAGCCATTGGCCAAGCCATGATGATGCAAGCCCAAGCACAGGCTGGTGCCCCGGGTGGCATGCCAGCCCCACAAGGGATGCCAGCATGAGCTGGGAAGAGTTAGATGCCATTGGCCAGCCAAGCGATATCCGTGAGGTTGACCAAAAGCGCGAAGACTTGGCCAGACTGACCCTGCGAGTGTTTGGGTCAGAGGATGGCCAGAAGCTGCTTCAGTGGCTGCGCGACATGTATGTGAATGTGCCCATCGCCGTACCGGGCACAGACCCCTCATACGCATTCTTTTCCGAAGGGCAAAGAACGGTGGTGAGGGACATCGAGGTACGGATTAACACAGCAAGGAAACTATGACCGACACAGCAACCGTTGAGCCCGGAACCTCCGGCCTACTTGACAACGTGCAAGTGAATGAGGAAACCAAACCAGAAAATCCACAAGCGGTTGAAATAGACCACAAGGCCAGCACAGCAGCTGTACCAGCTGTGGCCGCAACTGAGGAGCCAGCAGAGCGCCCAGACTTCTGGCCAGAGAACTTCTGGAAGAAAGATGCCAACAAGCCAGACTTGGAAGGCATTGCCAAGAGCTGGACAGACCTGCGGAAGCAGATCTCCCAAGGCAAACACAAAGCCCCGGCAGATGGGAAATATGATTTAAAGCTATTTGGCGAACAGGCTGAAACCAATCAAATGGCTGGAACACTGTCCAGCTGGGCCAAGGACAATGGCCTGTCTCAGGCAGCGTTTGATGACTTGGTTGGCAATCTGCAGACTCAGGCCAAAGAAATTATGACTGGTGAAATGGTTGACCCGGTAGCTGAAATGAAGCAGCTGGGGCCAAACGGTGGTGCCATTGTCAATGGTATGGTGGACTGGGCCCGGGGGCTGGTCAATAAAGGTGTCTGGTCCAAAGATGACTTTGAAGAGTTTAAGATCATGGGTGGTACAGCTCGCGGGATCACAGCTCTAATGAAGATCCGTGAGTCCTATGAGGGCCGGGTGCCAACCCAGAGTATGCAGCTTGAAGGGGCACCCAGCAAGGATGACTTGTACCAGATGGTCAATGATCCTAAGTACAAGACTGATGCCGGGTACAGAAACAAAGTTGAAAAAATGTTTCAATCCCAGTTTAAATAATTCTCCTTGGTAAGCAGTTGCCAATTGACCCAGTTTCGGCTGGGTCTTTTTTTTGTGCCTTCCCAATAAAAATAGTTGACCATTAAAGAAAAATGGTATATATAATGTTAGTAAGGCATATCTGGCAACGGACCCTTACCGCAGTGGATGCTGACGATTGGCTGGCGCAACCAGCAAGCAATGGCCCTGTTTCAGGCTCACCGATGCGAGAACCATGTATCAATAACCAATGAGGTAAATCAAATGAGCGTTTCACTATCCAACGCCTTTGTTACTCTTTTTGACGCGGAAGTAAAGCAAGCCTACCAAGGTAAAGCTATGCTTGTTCCGGCGGTTCGCCAGCGTCGTGGAGTCGAAGGTTCTACTGTTAAGTTCCCTAAAGTGGGCAAGGGTGTTGCAACCCTGCGTGTACCACAAACTGATGTCACCCCTCTCAACGTAGCATTCAGCACTGTCACTTTGACTCTTGCTGATTACAACGCTGCTGAGTACTCTGACATTTTCTCCCAAGCTAAAGTTAACTTTGATGAGCGCCAAGAGCTCGTTCAAGTTGTTGCTGGTGCTATGGGCCGCCGCCAAGACCAAATGGTTCTTGATGCTCTTGCAAATTCAAGCACCAGCTTGACCGTCAGCAATGACATTGGTGGCAGCGATACCAACATGAACATTGCTAAGCTCCGCGAAGCAAAACGTCTGTTGGACAAAAACAACGTAGCGCCAGATGGCCGCAACATTGTTATCCACGCAAATGGCTTGGCCAACTTGCTTTCCGAAACCAGCGTAACAAGCTCAGACTTCAACAGCGTTAAAGCGCTGGTGCAGGGTGAGATCAATACGTACTTGGGCTTCACATTCCATGTGCTGGGTGATCGTTCTGAAGGTGGCTTGGCCATCGACGGTTCTCTTGACCGCGTATGCTTTGCGTTCCACAAGGATGCAATCGGCTACGGTGAAGGTATTGCCATGCGTACTGAGATCAATTACATCGCCGAGAAGACCTCTTGGTTGGTGAATGAAGTTTTCAGTGCTGGTGCTGTTGCCATCGACGCAGAAGGTATCGTTCAGATTACCTGCCGCGAATCTTAATCTAGGAGACTGACATGGCATTTTCAAGCACTGGTCTTGTGACCGTATGCGCCGCCAAATCTGGCAACGCACCCAGCATGTATCTGTACAAAACCGCAGATACTCAAGCCACGGTTAACACCGTGAGCTACTTCGACAGCATTGCATCGCTGTTGAAGGTCGGTGACATTCTCTTTGTCTATGACTCCACCACCCCTAGCTTGGTGTTGACTTACGTCAATGCCGTGTCTTCAGCTGGTGTGGTTGACATTGCTGACGGCACCACCGTGAGCGCAACTGACACCGACTAATTGGTGGTCAGTCAACTGGGCCAGCCACTGAGTATTCGGGGG